GTCGTTAAATATAAAAGGTCTATAGCTGAGCAGACCAAATCACAGTTACCTGAAGACTTTGTAATCATTAAACATAGTACGCCTATTACAGTAGAATACTTACATTACATATACAAGTATCCAACAAAGTGGCGTAAGAAAGATAAAGAAAACTTTACATTTAGAATATCAAGCCCTGATCTTCTTGACAATGTGAACAAAGCGTTTATGGACGCTTTGGAAGGTATTGTGTTTGAGAATGATGCAAGTGTGTGTTATGTCAAAGAGCTAAAGAAATATTATGGAGATGAATATAAAATTGAATTAAAATTATTATATTAAGGGAGATGAACAGAAAAAAAATACCAGTTTATTCAGGCGTTTTAAATTATTTTCCTGACGCAATAAAAGAAGTGGCTAAGTGTAGCTATAAAGGCAACGAGCAACACAACCCGCACAAAAGACTGCATTGGGATAGATCAAAGTCTGGAGATGAGCTTGACGCCTTAGCTAGACATTTATTACAAGCTGGCACTTTTGATGATGACGGTATTAGACATTCTGCTAAGGTTGCTTGGAGAGCACTTGCTAATTTACAAAAGGAACTAGAAAATGATACTAAATGAATTATCTAAACGAAATGAAGAGTGGCATAGGATAGCTCTCTCCATTTGTAAAGATGAACATTTAGCTAACGACCTTGTACAAAAGATGTATTTAAGAATGAGAAGATACATCAAGGATCCAGAAAAAATTAAAGTTGATGGTAAGATAAATTCACTATATATTTATGTGACTATCAAAAACTTATTCTATCAATACAAAAACAAAAAGAAAAAAAATATATACTTAGAGTATAAGGATTATGATGCTTTTGATGATTGCAACACCTATGAGTATAATACAGATATGACAAGTTCATATGAGGAAGAAATTGATGTTGTAAATATGGAAAAGGCAAATGAAATTATAATGAATAATATAGAAAACGAAATAAAAACTTGGCATTGGTACGATGAAAAGTTATTTAGATTGTATTATTTTACAAATAAAAGTCTAAGACAAATAGCATCAGAAACTAAAATATCTTTGACAAGTATATATAATTCTTGTAAGAACTATAAAAATATAATAGAAGAAAAGTTTGGTGAAGACATAACAGATTTCTTCAATAAAGACTACGATAAAATTAAATAATATGAAAAAACCAAAAGATAAAAGAACAAAAAAATATAAAGAGTGGAAAGAAAAATTTGACAACAAGTCTAAGGGACTTGGTGACGATATAGAAAAAATTACAAAAGCGACTGGCATTAAGACTGCTGTAAAGTGGGCATTAGGTGAGGATTGCGGCTGTGATGAAAGAAAAGAAAAGCTAAATAAATTATTTGATTACAGCAAGCCAGAGTGCTTGACTGAGTCAGAATATATTTTTCTTGACAAAATGTTCAACACAAAAGGCAGTGTGCTTTCTGCTGACAAAGTTAGCAGGTCTATCAACATATACAACAGGGTGTTCAATGCACATCAAAGAGCCACAGGTTGTAGCTCTTGCTTTGTGTCAAACGTGTACAATCCACTGAAAAGATTATATGAAAACTATTAAAAGTGAGCTTGAGCTGTTCAATTATTTGAAGCTGTATCATTTTACAGATCTTGTAAAGTCAAAAAACAAAATGTCTAAGTGGGATTGTTATTCTAGCATATGGGGTTATCGCATCGAGCTTAAATGCAGAAAAAAACATTACGAGGATTTGATCATAGAAAAAAGTAAATATGATTATTTGATATCAGAATGTTTTGGGTCAGACGAAACACCTCTTTATATATGCAGCACCCCAAAAGGCATTTACTGTTATAATCTATTTCTAGCTGATCCAAGATGGGAAGTCAATAGTAAAAATCCAGCTACTACAAATTTTAGCAATAACGAAAGGGTAAAAAAAATAGTTGCCTATATCAATGTTGATAAAGCAACTAAATTAATATGAAGACAATAAGATTGCTTGATGGCTCTGAATGGAAGGTAGATGACATCATAGACAAGATGTATGATAATGAATTTTACTATGGCTATCTAGGTGCTAATTGCTTATCATCATCCTCTTGTAAGAAGCTGTGTGAAAGTGTAGAAGACTATTTGTTTGAAGATAGTAAATTCAGCCCCAACCTTAAACCACTAAGAGATGGCAGATTGTTTCACGTTACAGTTTTAGAAACTGACAAGATGGATGAGTATTATGATTTCGTTGATGTAAGCACAAGAAGAAACAAAGAGTTCAAGGAAATAGCAGCTACTTCTAAAAAAGAAGTTATGTTACATAAAGAAAAACTATGGGCAGAAGATCTTAAACATAATATCCTTAAACATAGTAGGTCAAAGTATTTAATTGAAAATGGTAAGCCTGAAGTTCCAAACATAAATTATGTTTTTGGATTACCTTTTAGAGGAAAGGCTGATTTATTATGCGAGGATCGTGTTGTTGATATAAAGACCACAGGCGATATTGACAACTGGGATTACAATAAATATTTTTATGGCTACGACATACAGGCATATTTGTATATGAAATTGTTTGATAAAGAAACCTTTGAATTTGTTATAATAGATAAAAGGACAAAAAAGGTAAAGACAGATGAGGTTACAGAGGATTTTCTTAGATCAGGAGAACATAAAGTTAAAAAGGCAGTTGGAAACTATGTCAAATACTTTGCAATTTAGTAATGCCTTGTCTAAACTGTATTTTGATTTTACTGTAGAGGACTTAACACACGGCAGCACACTTGAGGAATGCGAGAGGACTTTAAAGTTTTTTGAGGACTTAGAACTGTATGAAGAATGTGAAGGAATACATTTAGCTATAAAATCAGCGAAATTTTTCTTAGGTTTGTCAAAAATAAATTAACTATGAAATTATCACAAATTAGAGCCTTTGTTGAACAATGTACTGAAATAGACATATCAATAAAGACTAGACAAAGATCTTATGTTTATGCAAGAGCTGTATATTTTTATCTAGCGAGAAACCACACAAGCTGTGGTGTCGAAGCTATAGCTGACTCAATGGACGTGCATCACACATCAGTTTTACATTCACTAAAAAAAATAATTCCTATCATATTTAAATACGATAATCATTTAGCTAGCGTTTGTAAAAACTTTAAAAAGGAATACAAGCATTTTGTTAACAATACAAAAAAGGCAAAACAAGATTTAATAGATGAGAACATAAATCTAAAATCAGAAATCATTAAATATAAAATAATGATTGAGGATATGAATGAAAAACATAAGGCAGAGCAAGAATGTTGAGAAAGGTAAAATTAATACAGAATATAATTTGAAAGCTATATCCTGGTGTTTGAAAAACGGGTATAAGTTGTATCCACAACCAGTTGGTAAATTATATTTAATTATATTGGAATACAAAGGAGTCAAAGCTGAAAGCGACAAACTATACACAAAAAATAATTGGAGTGATAAAATCTGGAAAACATATCAACATATATACCAAACTAAATGCCTAGAAAGAAAACAGTAAGAAAGTATATGAAACCTACTGACGGTAGAAAGAATAACGGTCAGAAGCCAGGAGACGCTGTTTTAAGGCGTTCTCTGGCGACTTCTAGTAAAATGAATGTCGCTAAACGCAATAGGTCAAGATTGTTGGCTACAGACGCTATAAAACAAATATATGGATCTGAGCAAGAGTTCTGGAAACTTATAGCCGAGAATGCAAGAGACTCACAGTTTGACCGTAAGATGATCGTTGAGTATGTTTATGGGAAGCCAAAAGATTATGTGGACCTGGGTGGTAATGCAGATAAGGTAGATATATCCATAATGAATTTCTTTGAGGGTAGTAAAGAAAAAACAATAGATATAGATGAAGCCACCGAAGCTGAATAGCAAGTACCAGGCATTTGGTAATCAATCAAGATATTTTATAGTTACAGGCGGAAGGGGGAGTGGTAAATCATTTGCAGTTAATGTATTTCTATTGTTGCTTACTTATGAAAGAGGTCATAAAATATTGTTTACTAGGTATACAATGGTATCAGCAGCATCATCTATTATCCCAGAGTTTATAGAGAAGCTAGAGCTGATGGGTGTGGTCGAAGACTTTAGAATAACTAAAGACGAGATCACCAACATAAAAACAAAGTCAAGTATATTGTTTAAGGGTATACGAACTGCATCAGGTAATCAAACAGCCGCACTGAAATCATTAAACGCAATAACTACATTTGTACTTGATGAAGCTGAGGAGCTGACAAACGAAGATGACTTCGACAAAATAGATCAATCTGTAAGGGTGAAAAATAAACTCAATAGGGTTATATTAATACTGAACCCAACCACAAAGGAACATTGGATATTTAGTAGGTTCTTCCAGAATAGGGATGTGCCTGATGGATATAACGGAATAAAACAAAACATAACATACATTCATACAACTTACTTAGACAACAAAGATCATCTATCAATATCTTTTCTCAACCAAATACAAGACATCAGAAGAAGAAGGCCAGAGAAATACGTTCATCAGATTATGGGAGCCTGGTTAGAAAAGCAAGAAGGTGTCATATTCAAGAACTGGAGGATAGGAGACTTCAATGAGAATTATGATATTTATTACGGTCAAGACTTTGGATTTAGTATTGATCCGACTGTCCTCACTAAACTCAGTATAGATAAAAAAGGTAGGCGTATATTTTGTAAAGTAATGTATTGTAAAGCTGGGCTATCTACATCACAGATTGCAGACTTCAATATAAGATATGCAGGACCTCAACTTATAATATCAGATAACTCTGAGCCGAGACTTATAAAAGAAGTCAAGGCGAAGGGAGTGAATATAAGGCCGACCATTAAACGCAGTGGGTCTATTCTGTCTGGTATTGCATTACTTCAAGACTTTGATTTAATAATAGATCCTGACTCTACGGATCTTGTTAAAGAATTAAATAATTATGTTTGGGCAACCAAAGGTCAAACAAAACCTGTCGATAAATTCAATCACTGCATCGATTCAATCCGCTACGCAGCTCAATACGCTTTAGAAGGATTTAACAAAGGCACTTACTCTATTCGTTAAACGCAGTAGGGTAATCATTAAACGCAGTAGGGTTTTTCTTAAACATAGTAGGTTGTTCTCAAAAGTAATAGCAAACATAAAAAAAAAATAATTAACATTTTATGCACAATTATTTAAAAAAGTTTTATATATTGCATCCAACAAAACATTTTAATTATGAAAATAAATACTGAAATAAAAAACTTACTCATTGATTTTAGAGACATTGTTGATGAGGAAAGATGGTCAGTGCCAAAGTATATGGATTACTACCATAGAATTACAAATGTCTTAAATAATATAGATAAAACTAAATAATATATTACATGACACAAAAACTAAAACAATTTATAAAAGAGTCCGAGAATGGTAAAATATTCTCGGCTACCTTCATTAAGAAGGACGGAACCGAAAGGAGAATGAACGCCAGGCGTGGAGTCTCTAAGGGTGTAACAGGACAGGGAATGTCTTTTGACCCTATGTCAAAGGGATTGCTTGTTGTGTTTGATATGCAAAAGCTCGCATATAGAATGATTAATCTGTTTACTTTAAAACAGGTTAATATAAATGGTAAACAAATAAAACTTTAAATAATATAAAAACAAAACAATTATGGCAACAAGATGCACAATTAAAATAGATGGCGTGGATTACGCTAAGATATATAAGCACTGGGACGGATACCCTGAAGCGAATTATTTATGGTTAACTAAGTTTAACGATAGATTTAATAAAGAACGAGGAGATGATCCGAGTTATAAATTTGCTCAGTTACTTAGGTTTTCAAGCAAATATGGAAATACTTATCAATTAGACAACTCTGAATTTACAGGTTGGGGAGTAATTAAATATAGTGCGGAATGTTGGGAAGAGTATGAATATCATCTTACCAATAAAGAAGTTGAGGTTTATAGAGTAAACTTTGACGAGAAAGATAATCAATGCTTAGAAAGGATACAAGAGGATGAAATTAAAAGTATGATTAAAAGGTTAAATGAATCAATAGCAAAAGGTATAATATGAAAAAGACAAAATTAGAGTCTTTGGTTTCATCACCTGACTCAACCCCCAATAAAAAAAATGTAGTTGATGAGTTTAGAAAAGATGGTGTTACTCGCCATCAAGCTCTATGTCAATTATATAATACTTTATCAAATGATGACTTAATTGATTTGATAAATATGGGTAGAGAGAGGTTTTTTGTTTATAATCATAAAGACAAAACCTGCTACGATTTAGAGTTTTGCTGTGACAATGGATCACAAATACAAATTAATTTAGAATAGTTATGAGAACATTAGGTAAAATTATACGTAAATTCTTTTGTGCAAAGGGAACACAGATTTGGCTCTGTGTTCCTTCCGTTATGGAAACTAAGGAAGACAAAGATAAATTTATAATGGATACAATAAACTTTTTACAGGAAACAATTAAAATTAAATAATATGAAAATAAAAAAAAATAAATCAATATTATACAGTGATAAAGAAGTAAAGTTAGCAATAAAACGAGTAAAACAACAACATAACAAATTAAGAAAAATATTAATTAAATATAATAATCCAGAATTTGGAGATTGTATAATTGATGAAATCTGCGAATTATTTATTTACCCTACAACTTTAATTTATGATTATGACAAATAGAGAAGACTTAGCAAGAGTGCTAAAAGATTATCAGCATTTGGTTAATCAGTACCAAAAAAAAGAGAGTGAAGTATTGGACAAAGACCACATAATACAAGAGCTCCAGGATAAAATAGATTTGCTTTCGGCAAATATAGAAGTATTACAAAACAAAATATATGAGCAGTAAAAAAGGTGTATATACTATAAATGATAAGCATTATGATCTTAATATTTATTATGAATATAAGTACGACCCAGGCGACTGGATGCAACCACCTGTAACAGACGTTGATGTTTATAAGGTTGAGCTGAATGATGAAGATATAACAGAATTTTATTTTGATTATCTCTCAGCTTTGTTTGACGATCAAGTTTATCAGTTTGCAATTCAAGATCATTAAACATAGTAGGTTCTTAAACGCAGTAGGGTTTCTTAAACGCAGTGGGGTTTCACTGCGTTTTTTTATTTATAGGTATAAAAAAATAATTGTCATTTGTGCATAAATTGTGAATTATTTTTATTAATTTTATATCAGTTTAATAATTAAAAACAAAACATATGAAAAATTATAAGTACGAATTAAAAAAACAAGTTGAGAGAATTTTGGACAAATATTTAAAATCAGATAAATTCTCAATGAGCATCATTGAATTTGTTTGGGTTAAAATGGATACAAAATTAGCTCAGTCTATTATTGGCTTAGAAAACTACAAAAAACAAAATCCAGGAAGTATAAAAAATAGTGATATGAGTCTTTGTTTGTATCACGATATTCTAGGGATTTTGAAAGAGGAAAAAATGTTTATTCCTCGAGCTTCATCTTATGCTAAATATTATTAATTTAAAATAAAACAAAATGAAAAATACATATAAAGAATATGACGGCTTTGGAAGTAGGGGCGAAGCTTCTACAATTTCAATGCCAATTAAAGTTTATAACATATTAAATAAATACAAAAGTAAATTCAATAAATTATTAAAAAATTACATTGATGACTATTTACATTATGATGAGGGTCACCACGAGCAAATGATATTTCGCTCAATGTATAAGGAAAATTTAAACTGCGATAAATATTTTTATCCTGGTTTTGATGACTTTCATTTTCAATGGATAGTGTACAATTATGAATTTAAGGAAACTGATGACGCTTGTTTAAAATTTAAGACAAGTCAATTAGACTGGGTTGGCGAAGGCGGATACTTATTTAAAATAGATATTACAAAAAAAGAAAAAGAGCTTTTAATGTGGTATCAGGGCGAAATGTACGATTATTTTAGAGATCTAAAATATAAATTAATAAACTCAAAAGACGCTTATAAATTAGCGTCTGATATATACTAATTTAAAATAAAACAAAATGAAAATAAAAACATATAATTTAAAAAGTCCACGAACTGGAAACAGCGTGGCGAACCAATTTGAAATTATTCACGAGAACGAGAATTTTCGCACGATATTTTTTCAGTCATATAAAACAGTAATTGCAAAGCTCCACTTAAATAAAAAAGGAGACTGGGCCATATATCTTGACTCTGAAGACTGGGACTATTCCAGAACTACATTAAAATACTTAAGGGTATTTTTAAATGATTATATTGGTTTTAATGGCTTTACGAAAGACATCAGAAACAATATAAATAAAGGTTTATATAAATTAACTAATCTTAATTAATATAATGATAGTAGAAAAATTAAATAATAATATGATCGGAAATTATATTCAAATTTCTGACATAATTAACGGCTTTTGGGTAACCGAAATTTATGAAGGTTACACAATAAAACAAGCAAAGAAACTTTATAAACAAGAACACTATGAGCTCAAAAAAAAGATTTGACAGGGCTTTAAGACTTGCCAAGGAGCAAGGCAAAGCCAACAGAAATAAAACGAGATTTGTATTAAATAGTTTATTTGATGCAGGCATAAAAACACAATTAAATAAAATAAAACAAAATGAAAGTAATAACTGAAACAAATTTAACAGACTTTGATTTTTGGTCTGGTGCTAAATATTTTTCTAATAAATTAACTTATTCAGAATTAGAAACCATCAGCGAACATTTACAAGAGATTTATCCTGATGGAATGACGGACACCCAAATAAATGATTTTTTCTGGTTTGAAGAAGATTTCATTTGTAAACTAATTGGCGAAGATCTTGACGAAATACTCGAAAGAGTTTAAATAATAATTATAAATTAAACAAAATGAAAAATAATATAACTAAAGGAACTGAGGCTTATGCCTTCTTATTAGCGTTTAGCATTGTTTTAACAGCGTTCGCTATAATTATTGAAATTTTTGTAGTTTAATTAATTACAAGTAATTTTATAAAGCTCTCATTTTGAGGGCTTTTTTTATGTCTGTAATATGCCGAACGTCTTCGGATATCATTTTTTCATAATTCGCCTTTAAAACTCACGAAAATAGCCTTAAAACGGCTGTATTTAATCAACTTAGACGTAAATTCAATATGTGTAGTGGTGAGTATACAAGTTAAATCAAATCAACCCAAAACGATTTACTAGGTCACGAAAAAACACAGGTATCCCGAGTCCACCTATGTATTTGTCTAAAAGTATAATTGTAAATATTATATCTGTAGAGGATTAAGCGAGGATTGTTTTGTTCCAATCCTCGTATCTATATACATAGACAATCATTTTTATTTGACAATGTTGTATTTTTAGGGGGGTCACTTATCAAAAGTTATTAACACTTGGTACAATATCTTTAGTATTTGATTTACTGTTTATGGATAAAATATATAAGTTAAGCGTACCTGTTTCTATGGACGACATAACAATAAATCAATATCAAAAATATATAAAAGTTATAGAGGATAATAAAGATTTAGATGATCCAACATTCATAAACCTCAAACTACTTAATATATTTTGCGATATATCTATGAAAGAAGCATATGAGTTGCCACTAGATCAATTTGACTATATTTTAAATCATTTGTCTGCAATACTTTCTGATAAACCAGATTTACAAACAAGGTTTTCTATGACCGACCCTAAAGGTGATAAAATAGAATTTGGTTTTATACCTAATTTAGATAAAATGAGTTTAGGTGAATATATTGATGCAGAAAGCTATTTAGGTAACTGGGAAGATATGCATAAAGCTATGTCTGTTTTATATAGACCTATAGTGGCTGGTAACAAAGATTTTTATAAAATAGAAAAATATGAAACTAGCGAAAAATATGCTGACATAATGAAAGACGCACCTTGCACTGTAGCTATAGGTAGCATTCTTTTTTTTTTGACTTTAGGGATAGAGTTGTCGAAAATTACTCTGGGCTCTTTACTCAAACATCAAGAGACATTGAAAGATCAGGATACGAACAAGGATTTGGAAAAAAATGGGGATGGTATCAGTCAATATATTCACTCGCAAAAGGAGATGTATTTAAAATTGACAAAGCTACAAAAATTAATATTCACAAAGCGATGATGTGGTTAGAGTTTGAAAAAGAAAAATCAGATTTAGAATCAAAACTTATAAAGCAACAATATAGAAAATGATAGCAGTATACGAAACATTAGACAAAATTAAAGACAAAATAAGAGAAAATCCAACAATACAAACTTTAACATTTGGTGATTTAATGGAGGTTGATTTAGCGAAGACTACAATATATCCGTTAGCACATTTACAACTAGGCAATGTTACGTTTGCAGATCATATAATTACAATGGAAATACAAATACTATTTTTAGACGTTGTCGATGATAATAGGGTTCCTAACACATTTGACAATTTCTATGGTAACGACAATTTAATAGACATCTTAAACACTCAACTTTCTGCTGCAAATATTTTGCAAGAAAATCTTAGAAGAGGTTCTGGTTATGCAGATTTATTTCAGGTGGTGGGTGACATAAATTGTCAACCATTTTTAGACAGGTTTGAAAATCAAGTGGCTGGATGGGGAATGGACCTTGTTTTACAATTACCAAATAAAACTACAAGCGTTTGTTGATATGCCACTAACTAAAAAAAGACCAGGAGAAAAAAGAAAAGACTTTATGATGAGGTGTATGACAGATCCCATAATGAGAAAAGAATATAAAAATACAGATCAAAGGTTGGCTGTATGTATTACACAATATAATAAATAATGACTCGTAATCTAAAAAAACATCTAGAGCTAATTGCACAAGGTCTAATAAAAGAGATGCAAAGAAATATTATAGAAAAAGACAGGTTTGCATCCAAAGACCTTCTAAAAAGTTTTAAGTTTGAAATAACAGATGACGGTATAATAATTACAAATACACAAGAATATAGCGGCAACGTTGACTTGGGTAGAAGACCAGGCTTGCCACCACCCATCAGTAAAATAATAAGATGGATGGATCAAAAAAGAATAAGAGGTAGAAGTAAAGACTCAGGTAGATTTATGAGAAAAAGAGATTCTGCTTTTTATATAGCAAGAAAGATTGGCGATTTAGGATATCCTGGTATTAATTATGTTTCTAAATCACTAAATAAATTTAAAGATATCATAGCTCTAGATATTGGAGAAGCGTACGTTAAAGATTTAGAGATTATGTTACAAGAAAATATATCAAAATTTGATTTTAATAAAAACTAATGGCAATAAACTACACACCACAACTATCAAGAAGTCCAATATTCTACAAAGCAGCACAAGCTCTTGGAGAAAAGTTTGTATACAGTATTTTTATATACACTGGACATCATACTACAAATAAACCAACTACAGCTACATATACAATAACAAAAGATAAATTGGCTGATGTTGTTGAAGTTGGATCAGCAACTACAACAACATCTAGTAAGTTAGTAGATAGTGTAAAACTATTTACAGAAACTGTAGAAGCTGGAGATCTCGTTTTCAACACAACACAAAATACAATAGCTATTGTCAGTGCTATAGATAATGATACCACGCTTTCTTTAGATACAGATATATTTCCAACTTCAGGTACTTTAGACTCTTATAAAATATTTAGCAAGAGTTCAGCATCTATAGAGATTGC